ATGCGGAAAACGATGCGCCCCCCTGCCGGCACGTCGACCCGGTACTCGTGCGACGCGTGGTCATAAACCTGCGACGCCCCATCCGGAAAATCAAACGCCGTTTCGTTCGGGCTGCGCCGTGCTGCCCCGCCGTGCTGCTCGGCGTAGTAGCCCGGCACCGCGTACGCGCTCGACAGCTCGCCCGACGCGGACAGGATGGATACCTGCTCGCCTTCGGACGGCGGCCGCCAGAAGCGCACCGCGCCCGCCGCGACCGTGAACCACGGCAACCAGTCGCTGACCCAATCGCCGACCCGCACGCGGCATCGCGGCGGGTCGTACGACACCGCGTCGACCGTGCCTTGCTGCACGAGGCAGGCGAGCCGCCGATCAATCTCGCCGATTTCATACTCGAGCATCGTCACTCCGGATAGTCGGCCGGCGCATCCTGCGCCGGATCCCAATAGCTGCTTTCGTTGCCCGGCCCCGTCGACGGATCCACGCCCCATACGAGCGTGCTGCCGTCCGGGATCGCTTCCGGCTCCCCGCCGATGCCGAATTCGTGCGTCCATTCGACAAGCCACACGAGGTACGTGTCGAGCTGCGGGCGGAACGGGTCTTCGCCAACCTGAACCACCCTGCCAGGCACGATCGGCAGGCCCCACGTCTGCATGTGAACCGCGAGCGCGAGACGCGCGGCGATTTCGCGCACGTGCAGCTCGTGTTCCGCGCCGTATGGATCGACGATGATGCGCGCCTGCATGCGCGCGATCAGCGAAATGCAGCCGGTCCCGTCGTCGTGTCCGGGCTCCATTTCGGACAGCTCGACGGCGATCAGCGGCGTCCGGATCTGCGCACCGATCTTCGGATACGCTTCGATCCGCTCGAAGGTCGGCAGCGCTTCTCGCAGGCCCTTCACGATCGCGTCGTGCAGCAATTTGAGGTTATCGAGCACGTCCCATTACCTTTTGTAGTTCGTAGTTCACTTCCTGCCTCAGGATCGTCAAGAGCCGTTCCTCGCAAGCCTTCGCCGCGCGGCGAAACGCCGGCTCGCCCGTCTCGTGCCAATTGACCGTCACGACACGGTACGGCAGCCGTGCCTTCCCGACGCGCTCGAAGATCGGCCCGTCCGGTTGCCGTTTCGACTGCCGCCATGCGCCCTCGAACGACGTGCGGCCGGCGCGCATGCCCTTGCGCGTCTTCGCCACCGAGCCGAGGCGGTGCGCCTCGATCGGGTTCAGGCCGAGCCACACCTTGCCGGTATCGGCCGACCGCAGGAAGAAATACAGCCGGCGGCGGATCGTCTTCTGCGGAATGCGCGTCGCCGCGCTGACTTCCTTCGCCGTCTGGCTCTTGATCCATGCGGCCGTCTTGCGCAGCGTGCGCCGCCACGCGGCCTGCATCGCGGACGGCGACAGGCCCTGCAAGACGGCCGTGACCGCGCCGACGTCGATTTCGACTTTCAGTCGGTTCATGTCATTGCAGTGTCAGGATCGTCCAGCCCGTGCCGTCCGGCTGCGCCTCGACGACGCGATAGCGCCCGCTGCGCGCAGTCACGACGCTGCCCGGCTGGATGCCGGCGGCGTCCGCGTCGATCACGTGCAACATCGGCGCGACGAGGTTCGTGCGTTGCGAGCCGAGATCGGGACCGAGCCACGGCGCGTTGAACATGCCGCGCACGGGCCGGCCGTCGACGAAGACATCGTCGTCGCCCAGATCCCGCAACACGGCCGCGTCGACGTCCGTCATCAGATCGTGGAACGCCATGCGTCACGCCTTCAGACGAATGCACGCGCGCGGGCGCGTACACAGATGGATCGGGTTCGACTGCGCCTCGATCTCGACGCCCTTGTTGAACGGCATGATTTCCTGCCGTGCGTAGTACGGCAGCCCGATCGTGTTCACCGCGTCGACGTAATCGCCGGGCGCGAAGCGCGAGATGAACAGATCCGGCACGCCCTCCGGCACCGCATACGCCTCGTCGTCGCCGACGAACGGGATGCCGCCGATCTTGCCCCGGTAACGCTCGAACACGATGCCGTCGAGCTCGATCGCGCCGCGCGGATCGCCGCGCAGCGCCGCCGCTGCCGCCGTGTTGAGGAACGTCTCTTTCACGGTCGGCAGCGTCAGCAGCTTGCGCCAAAAGTTACGCCCGCAGAACGCACGCACGCTCGAAAACGGCACGTTGCCGAGCGCATCCTCGATCGCTTCGAGCGTGTCCTCGTTCTTGATCCGGATCTCGGTCTTCGCGTTCGACAGTTCGTATTCGATCACCTGCTGCTCGATGCCGAAGCGGTCGAGCAGGTTCGCGACGACATGCTTGCCGTCCGCGTCGAGGATCACGCCGCGCACCGCGCCGAGGCGGTGGTACTCGTGCGTCGCTTCGAGCTGGCGGCGCATCTTCGCGAGCCGCTTGTCGACGTAGCGCTGGACCGTCTCCAGTTCCGAATCGTCGCCGAACGCGCGCAGATTCTGGATCTCGTCCGCCTTGATGACCGCGCGCTGCGGCAGATGGACCGTGTTGAACGGAATCAGGCTCGGCTTGCTGCCCAGCACGTTCGGCGCGGGCTGACCGCGCACGCCGGACTGCACGAGCGCGAGCGTGTCGCCGTCGCGCTCGATCTGCACCGTCGTCGTCGTGATGCCTTCCTCGTCGAACAGGCCCGCCTCGCCGAGCCGGCCCGGCACGTGCGGCTGCTCGTTGATTGCCGCGGTCATGGACGACAGCGAGAATGCGTCGTCGTTGAAGATAGCGATGTCTGCCATATGCACTCCGGAAATGAAAAAGCCGCGCATCGGCGCGGCTTCGGAAACAGGAATTCGCCGGGATCAGCGGATGACGATGTGATGCGCGGCCAGATCGTCGCGCGCGGGCGCGTCGAGGCCCGCGAGCAGGCGTGCATCGACTTCGGCGAGCCGCTTGATCGCGACCGCCGGGCGCGGCGTGTCGGACGCCGGCAACGGCGCGTAGAGGATCGCGACCGCGACTTCCGCGCCGGTCGCCGCCGCGTTGTCGTACGGCACGTATTCGCCGGTCCCGATCGTGCCGAGCACGCAGCCGGACGGCAGCGCCGGGCCGGCCGCGACCGTGATCGCATCGCGCGAGATCTGGCCGGGGCCTTCCGAAATCAGAAATTCGGCGGGCAACGTGCCCAAAGTCTTGATGTTGGACATTCAGCGCTCCTTTCAGCGATGAAAAGTTACTTGGCCACGCGGCGGGCCGCGTAGATGTCGGACGTGCGCAATGCGCGGCTACGCGCTTGCGGTTGCGGTTGCTGCTGTGCCGGATCGGGCCGGCTGTTAATGCGGGTGCTCGACGCCGTGAGGCGCTCGAACAGCCGCGCGCGCACCTGATCGGGCGTCAGACCGTCCGCGACGTATTGCGCGGTCAGATCCGTCTGGCTCGCCGCGAGGCAGATCCCCGCGATATCGGTTGCGTTGCGGATCGCGCGATCGACCGTCTCGCGATCACGCAGACCGGTCGCCGCGATCACGCCTTCGGCGCATGCCGCGAGATTGGCTTCCCGCAGCGAATTGAACACGTGCGCGGCGAGTGCCGTGACATCGGGCGTCTGAGATGGCGGCTCCGGCTCGGGACCCGGCGTCGGATCGGTCGGCGTGTTCTCCGGCGGAACGGTCGAATCCGCGTCCGGTTCGTCAACCGCGTCGAGCAGCGCCACAACCTGCTCGGGCACGGCCGAGAAACGCGCGAGAAGCGGCGCAGTGCCCGCGGACGCCGCGAGCTTGACCGGAGCCTCGATCACGTCGCAGAAACCCTTCTCCTTGGCCTGCGCGGCCGTCAGCCACGTCTCCGCGTCCATCATGGCCCGCACGTCGTCTTCGGACAGGCCGCTGCGCTGTGCGTACGCCGCCAGAATGCCGGCGCTCGCGTTGTCGAGCAGCTCGGCGACGCGGCGCAGATCCTTCGATTCGCCGGCCGCGACCGTATGCGGATGGTGGATCATCAGCAGCGCGTTCTCGGGCATCTCGATCTCGTCGCACGCCATCAGCACCAGCGATGCGGCCGACGCCGCGATGCCGTCGACGCGCCCCTTCACCTTGCCGGCGTAGCGGCGCAACGCGTTGTAGATTGCGAACGCGTCGAACACGTCGCCGCCCATCGAATTGATCGCGACCGTGATCGACGATGCGTCGGCCGCAGCGGCATCGAGCTGCGACACGAAGTTCTGCGCGTCGGTGCCCCAGAATCCGATGTCGCTATAGATCCGGATCTCGGCAACCTTGCCGCCGCCCGCCTGCGCCTGCGCGCGGATGTCCCACCACTTGCGGTTTCGTTTCATTCCCCGTCCTCTTTCAAAACACTGCCGTTTCCGTCTTCAATCGCGAGCTGCGTGTCGTATCGCAGGCCGAGCCGCTGCTCGCGCGCGAGATCCGCCGCGTTCTCCGCGTCGACCTGCTCCGGATCGTCGCCGCGCGCGAGCACCGCGCCCGTGCGGCTCGCGAGGCCCGCGCGGATCTCCATGCGCTTCGCGGTGACGTCCTGCACCGGATGGATATACGGCCAGCCCTGCGGCACCCATCGCACGCGCAGATAATCGCGACGCCGGCGGAAGTAGTTCGGCATCGGCATCGCGCCCGACAGCGCGCACGCGTCGACCCACCAGCGCCACACCTTGCGGCAGAACTGGTGAATGAACACATTCCACTGAATCTGTTCGACGCTGCGCCGGAACTCGTTGAGAATCACGCGCAGCACGCGATCGCTCACGTCGCGCAGATCGCCCGTGAGCACTTCGTAAGGCATGCCGACCGACGCGGCCGACGCCATCAGTTGCTGGCGCATGAACGGCACATAGTCGTTGCCCGCGCCCGGCGGCTCCGAGAATCTCACCTCCTCACCGGGCGCAAGCTCCTGCATGCCGCCGGGTTCGAGCGACACGACCGGCGAAAACCCGTCGTCGTCGTATCGCATCGGCGCGCCCGAAACGGGATCGCCCATCGGCCCAAGCTCCGCGTGCGGCTTCGTGATGAAGCCCGCGAACAGGTTGCTGACCTCTTGCCGGAACAGCACCGCGTCGTCGAAGTTGTCGAGCGAATGCAGCCGCAGCAGCACCGTCGACAGTTCGGGCACGCCGCGCACCTGCCCCGGCCGCAGCGCAAGGAACACGTGCGCGATCTCGTCGGCCGGCACGCGCACCGTCCGCGTGCTGTCGCCGGCCTGTCGACCGTACTCGCCGGGATGCCGCGTCAGCAGGTGATAGGCAATGCGCCGTCCGTCGTCATCGAACTCGACGCCGTTGACGATCTCCCCGCGCGGCAGGCGTTCGTTCTTGCTCACCGGCAGATGATCGGCTTCGAGCAACTGCACCTGCAACGGCACGGCCAACCCATCGTGCCAGCTGCGCAGCCGCCGCCGCACGAGCACCTCGCCGTCGCTGAAGAACGCGCGAGCAGCGAGCGTCTGCAAACCCGCCATGTCGAACAGCCCGTCCGCGTCGATCTCCTCGGTGCTGTCTTCCCAAAGCTGCTTTTGCGCGTTTCGCATCGCCTCGTCGGGATGTCGCGGATGCGCCTGTATGCCGGAACCGATCGTGTTCGACACGAGCCGCGTGATCGCGGCCTTCGCCCACGGGTCGTTTCGGATCGCGTCGCGCGCCCGATGCCGCATCAGCGGCAGGTTTTGCGCGGCCGCCGCGTTCGGCCCGGCACTCGACGCCTTCCACGACCGTGCGCGAGCGCCGCCCGTGCTCGCCGATTCGTACGCCGCCGCCTTCAGCCGCGTCGGCACCACGAACCCGCGTCGCGCGAGCATCGGATACGCCCGGCTCATCGAACCCCCTTGCCGGCGTGCCGCAGCCGAACGATGCGCGAGCGCCCGCTCGCGCCGTCGAGCGCACGAATAATCTCGGTTTGCGCCTCGCGAAGCTCCAGGATCGAGCGATACTTCACGCGGCGATCCGCGTACTGCACTTCGAGTTCGCCCTTCGCGATCGCGGACTGGATGCGATCCAGATCCTGCCTTGTGTAAGCCATCGGCTTTCTCCTAGCGACGCGTCAGGTAGGCCGAACGGCCGACGCGACGCCCCTGAATGCGCGAAACCCCGCTCGGTGGCGGGGTTTCGATGGGTTGTGCGGCTTGCTGCGGTGGCGGTGCGGTGTCCGTACCATGATCGTCCGGCGGATCCGGCAGCACCTCGACCGGCAGCGCCGACGGCAACGCGTCGAGCACCGGCACCGCCTCGAACAGCGACACCTGCGACAGGCGCTGCTGCTCAACCTGCCAGTGCAGTTCCGTCATCAGATGCGTCTTGACGCTGCGCGCCGCGTGCAACGCATACGCCTCGCAGTCGAGCGCCTCGTTTCGCGCGCCGGCCTTCTTCTGCCAGACGCGCTTGGTGCCGATGCGTGCGGGCACCTTCACCTCGGCCGTCAGCTGCGACAGATAATCGAACCGGACGTCGCGATACCAGTGCATGCGTCCGGGGCCGTCGCCTTCCAGCTTGAGCCGGTTGTCGAGGATCAGATCCTTGGCCTTGCTGACACCGACCATATACGGCCGCAACCCGTACTTCGCCGCCTTGCTGTTGTTCCGCGTCGAGTCGACCGACGCGCGCGGCGTGCTGAAGATCTCCGCATTCGCATCCGTGCTGCCCTTGATCGCCAGGACGTTCAGGCCCCGCCGCTGCGCCGCGCGCACGTACTTGTAAACCGCGTCCGACGTCGAGCCGTCCGACGAGTCGATCGATGTCGCCCGGACCCGCAGCAGGCCGCCTGTTTCATGCCGGTACGCGTGGGTGATCAGCGTCGTGAGTGCGCCCCATACGCCGCCCGTCAACGGGTCTTCGCGTTGGTCCATCACGTTGCCGAAGATCTCGTCCCATACGACCAGCCAGCTTTCCTCGCCACGCCCCCACGCGCGCAACACGATCGCGAGGCGATCATGCTGCACGTCGACGCCGAGCGTCAGCAGCAGACCGCCCGCCGGCACCACGAACGCCGGATACGGCAAGGCGCGCTCGGCGAGCGCGTCGATCTCGGGCAGATCGGTTTTGTACTTGTACGGCCGGCCCTTCGAGTTGTTCACGAACGAGCGCATTTTCGTGTCGTCGCCCGCGCGAAGGGCTTTTTCCGCCGTCAGCCACTTCTTCACCAGCTCGGCCATGCGTGAGCCGGGGAACGGCGATACCAGCTCGTTGAGCCGGAATCCGGCCACGCCGTGAAACGGGGCCGTCGCAACCCACCGCCCCCGGCGCACCGCGCGAATCCGCATCGAGTCGTCCCACAACGAGCCGCAGTGCGGGCACGTGTACCGCGCCGACTCGGGGCGGGCGCGGCCGTACACCTCGTGCGCGATCTCCGCGTCGTCGGTCCACGTGACGTTTTCCCACACCAGTTCGTGCTCTCCGCCGCAGTCGGGGCACGGCACCAGATAGACGCGCTGATCCGATGCCTCGTATGCCTGCTGAATGCGCGAGAAGCCGTCGACGGTCGGCGTGCCGCCGAAAATCACCTTGCGGCGGCTGTCCGAGTAGCTCTTGTTCCGCTCTTCGAGCAGCGTGATCGAATCGCCCTGCTCGCGCACGTTCTGGTTCGCGTCGTCCGGCTCCTCGACCGCGACTACGGGCGCGGGCGTCGACTTGACGTCGTCCGGTGCGTTCGACGTGATGAACTTCAGGAAGCCGCGCGGGAACGTCTTGTGATCCCACAGGTTGTTCTTGTCGCGGCTCGCATGCACGGGCAGCTTCGCCGACAGGCGCGGCGTCACCTCGACCATCGGCTCGAACTTCTCCATGTTGAACTTCTTCGCCGACTTCTCTTTCGCGAACATGACGATCATCGGGCACGGGTCGACGTCGATCCGCCGGCCGATGTAGTTCAGCAGCACCCCATCCGTCCATGCGACCTGCGCCGACTTCATGCACACGACCTTTTGCACGGTCGGATCGTCGAGCGCCGCGTGCATGCCGAACACCCACGGCGTGATGTTCGGGTTATACCGGCCAGGACTCGCCGTCGCCTTCGCGCTCATCCGGCGGTGCTTCCTCGCCCACTCCGTCGTCCCGATCCGTTCCGGCGGGCGCAGTAGCTGCACGATTCGCCGAATCACCGCTCGAACCGTCTGGGTCGTATCCAGAAAGCTGTTCAAGACACCCATACATATGCTCGTTCAACCATTCGAGGTCAATTTCAACGTCATACAGCGCGCGCAGTTCCTGAACCAGCTTGTCGGAGAGCGCGAGCAGTTCCGTCTGAAAGGCACCGACCATCTGGCCATATGCCTGCTCAAGCTGCGCTGCGTTGACCAACTGCCCTTTCTTTTCGGCCAGCGTCAGCAATTTGATTTCGCGATCGACACGTTCGGTCATCGCGCGTTCGGCCACAAGATCGATGCCGGTCTCGCTCGCGCGACCGGCCGCCATCTCTCGCAAGTGCCGAAGGTAAGCGATGCGGACCTCATCCATCGACGCCGTCCGATAGTCGATGTTGAGTCGGTCAACCAGACGCGAAACCGTCGACCGTTCAAGGTCGAGGTGCTCCGCGATCTGCTGCTGAGTCAACATGTGAATGTGCCCCCCTATAGCGATTCAACAGTAGAGAAAAAGCGCGGGTGCGCACCCCCGCATGCACCCGCGCCATAGGGTCCCCTGCCGATTTTCTAGGCAGCGGCGGCCCCGATCGCGAGCACCGCGACCGCGCGATCGCCCGCGTGGTCCATCGCCCACACGATGCGGTCCATCGCATCGTCGAATACGAAGCCGCGCGCGGTAACGCGCCCCGTGCTTCGATCCTCATCCCACGCGGACCAGACCTCGCCCCGCCCGCCATTGGCTGACTCGCTTCGCATTTCCGCGCCCCAATGCAAAAAGCCCCGAGGGCTTTCGCACTCAGGGCTTTGAAATTCATTTGGTAGGGCAAACACCCCGCACAATCTAACTACTCGTCAAGCGATACTCCAAGCGTCGCGTACAGCCTGCGCCATTGATCCGTCGTCGGCGCAATCCAATACTGCAACGCAAATGCCCACGGCACGACTCGCAACACAGCTTACAAAATACCGGTCGCAGCTTACCTAACAGTCATCGAAGGTTGCTCTCGGATCACGTAGGGCTAGGCGGAGGTGCGGGAGGCGGATCCGGATCCGGATCCGGGTCAGGGTCCGGCTCTGGCACCGGGGGAGGCACTGGTCCCGGATTTGGCTCCGGAACCGACGGAGGGTCATTCGACGCCTTCTTCAACCGAAGTGCCGCTACCAAGATAGTTGCCGGCACAGTAACACGAAATGCGGTGCCAGCTATATCGTATGCAGTCCATACCGCCCCAAAAATCCACGTTGCCGGAACTACTAATGCCGCCAGACGCCCCGCAAGCAACGGAGCAATTCTCGCCAATGCTTTGCCGCCGACGCCCTTAGTTACGCCATTTAAAATAGCTAGGGTGAACACATAGCTAGCGCTTCCACTGGATCGGAAAAAAGCGCTCACCTCCCGAGCCAGCGATGCTCGATCTTTCGCGGCGAAATCCTTAACTTTAAGCAATCGGGACAGATCGTTCCGTTTCTCGGGCGGTATGCTCCAAAGCATGTCGCCCACGACTTTCGTCAACAGATCTCTCTCGATGTTTGCGACTGGCGCATCATTTCGGTAGCTCACCTCCAACCTGTCGCAGACGTCGGTCAGCACTTCGCGATACAAAATACCCTCACCCCACCGAACAAAAAACGTCGTGAAGGTATTCGCGCCGAACCGTTGCAACTCTGCCGCAATAAGTTGCCAATAGCGGTGATGATCCGGCGCGTATTCCTTGTACGGGCCAGAATTTGTGAGTTCTTCTGTCCGGCGAAGTTTGCCGTCGGTATCACAGGTCAAGCAGTGCACCAAGTCGTCCAACTCGCTTGACTTCATTTCCCCCAAGAACTCGAGATCCGGATCCGATCGGTATCCCATCGCTACTCCATAGTAGTCGGTCATGAAGCGACGCTGCTTTTCTAGATTGCAAGCACGCTACAACGTTTCTGTATGGCACTGCCAGCTACCAAAAATGATAGGTAACACTGCGGTCTCCGAAGAGATTCCCGAATAGCTTGCCTGTCCATCTCCAAAATGAAAAAGCCCCAAGGGCTTTCGCACTCAGGGCTTTGGAATCCATTTCGTAGGGACGAGCGCCCCCACACGACCTAACGGGCTCCACTGTTTGTTCTTATGTCCCGAGAGGTTTGCACGACTAACGCGCGGTGCCAGCGATCATCCAGTGACGCGGTAAAGGATGACCGAAGTTTACGGCATTCACTCTTGAAATGGAAGTCCGTTCATCCTCGCAATTGTCGACTCATTGTGTCGAACGTTGAACCCTTCACGTTGTCGAGGAGCGCGAGCATGTCATGAAAGCGTCGCGACCAGTGACGCCGATACTCATCAAGCGGAATGCCGAGCGCGTGCGCGCGTGCTGCATCGTCGATCGGTCGACGCCCCGACCCCGCACAGTCGGGGCAGATGTACCGCCCGCCTGTCCGCACGACACCGCGACCTTCGCAGCGCATGCACTGATCATTGACCCACTCATCGAGCAAGCGAAGCGCGAAACGCTCAATGATATCCACCTTCGCCCGCTCGACGGAGTGCCCCGCGCGTTGGTCGCGACGCTCATCGCGCTTCAGACCGGTAAACCGCGAGCGCTTGAATCGCCCCGACGTTCGAATCATCTGCGCGAGCAGCAGCGTCGCGTGCCGGATCGATTCCCGCGTCACTTGCTGCCCGGCCTTGATGCGGAAAAGCGAGCGACCGAGATCGTTCGCAAAGGCGAGCGCACCCAAAGTAACTTTCGGATCGGCAATCGGGTCGGTGAACTGACCACGCACGCTCATCGCGATTCCCGCCCGCTCCATCAGATCCATCATCGCTTTCTCCTTAACGTCCTAACGTCCCAATGTCCCAAGGGAAAAGGCTTGCAGGGGCGCGCGCGCCTGCGACATGCGCCGCTCACGTCGCGCATGTCGCGCGCCCGCACCCGCACACGAAGCCGTGCTTTGGGACGCTGGGACACGGGACGTCCACGGCGCGCCAAAGCGGGCAACGCGGCGCGCCGCGAACAGCATCGCGGCGCGCCGATCCTGATCAAAGCGGGCTGTCGTCATCGCCTGCCGCGACCGCTTCGAGCGCCGCTTCCGGCTCCTGCTCCTCACGCACGTAGTACCAGCCGCGCGAGCCCGTCGACTCACGCTTGCGCACCCACCCGAGGGATTTCAGCGCCTTGCCGATACGGCGCTGTTCCGCAAGCGTCCATTTCGACGTGTCGAGCTTCAGGATGTCCGCGAGGATCGTCTCCATCGTCGTGTGCGACACGTATTCCAGCGCCTTCGCGATCTTGTCCTCGTACACGTCGCCTTCGTACCGCTCGGCCTGCTCGATCTCGAACAGCGGGCGCTCCTGCTCCGTCACGTGCCACACGACGCCCGAGCGGTACAGGTGGACAGCTTCGGCCCACAACTGATCGCGCACGCGCGCGATGCCGTCGATATCGACCAAGCCGCCCACGCGCAACGGCCAGTAACGCCGGTTGCCCGACTCATCCTTGAGGTACGTATCGAAGTTGACGGAACCCGCGAACACGCACTGACGCGGCACGTCCGTCGCGCGCTTGCCGTAGAAGTTCCGGAACCGGTCGACGGCCGTCGCGAAGAAGCTCTTGACCGCCGACGAGTCCGCTTTGTTCAACGAGTCCAGCTCGGCCAGCTCGATCACCCACTTGCCCGCCATCACCGCGTAGGTGTCCTTGTTGCCGATCTGGATCGGCGTGTCGGTGAACCATTGTCCGCCGGCCAGCACCTTCAGCGCCGTCGACTTGCGTGCGCCCTGCTTGCCTTCGAGGATCAGCACGTTATCGACCTTGCAGCCGGGCTGCATCACGCGCGCGACGGCCGCGATCATCCATTTCATGAAGGCCAGCTGCACATACTCGCTGTCGGCCACGCGCAGATACGTCGACGGCATCGAGCGCACGCGCGGCACGCCATCCCATTCCAGCCGCCCGAGGTATTCGCGAACATCGTGAAAGTGCGTCGCATCCGCGACCAGCAGCACCGCGTTCATCACGATATCGGTGCGCACCGAAATGCCGTACCGCTGCGACAACCAGAGCACGCAGCGCTGATCGTCCATGTCCGTCCATTCGCCCACGGCGCCCTGCGGGAACGGCGGGGCCTTGCGCTTCATCACGCGACCGCCGAAATCGTCCTGCTCGATCACGCCCCGCCACGCCTTGTGATTCGAGAGGATCAGATGGACATTGCCGAGCGTCGGCAACAGCGTGCCCTTGTCCGACCGCGCGAGATCCCGCTCCCACGTGTGCGCGCCATTCTCAGCCTCGCGTCCATCCCATTCCGCCTGTCCTGCGGCAGCGGACGCCGCGGCCGGCGTCGGTCGTTCGGCATCGACGGCGGCCGTGCGAACGTCTTCGCTTGCTGGCGCGAGGACCGACAGGATCGCCGCCTGCACCTGCCGCGTGACCGCCTCCAACCCTTCCTCGACGTGCAGATCGTTGAAGTCGGTAAGCTTGCGCTCGCCGCGATCGGCGAACGTCGGATAGACGACGCTGACGCCGTCGACCTCGGCGGCCGCTTCGTATGCCCGTTTCAGGCCGGCATTCTCGAAGCGCTTGCGCCGCTGCGGCAGGACGTCGTTACCGTACGTCACCTCGACGTAAGCCACGCCGTTGTCGTCGACGCGGCGGTGCGCGGCGACCATGTACCACGTCTTCTTCGCCTCGATCCGGATCGGCGCGACATCGAACGGCAGCTCGCCCCGGAAGTCGAATTCCTCCGCGAGCCAATCGCGCATCCGTTGCTCGATCTTCCAGTCGTCGTCCGCGCAGATCAGCACGTGCGCGTTCGGATGTGCGTCGCGCAGATAGCGGGCAGTCGACAGGATCCCTCCCGCATCGAAGCAGACGCAAAGCGCGAACGCTTCGGCCGTCGCCATGCGCACCGAGCGGCCGGTCGCATAGCCCTCGGCGATCATCACGAGTTGATCGTCCGCCTTCACTTCGCCGAGCAGGCAGGCCGCGCCCTTCTTCTCCATGCCTTTGTTGAAGCGTTTCGCGCCTTCCGGCGTGATCTTCTGAAGCCCCACGAGCCGCGCCTCGTCGCCGTACTGATACATGGGCACGAAGATCGTGCCGTCCGAATCGAACCGCACGCCTTCGGCCGTCACCTGCTTGCGTTCCAGATAGGCCGATGCGCCTTGTTCGCTCGCGCGCGCCCATTGGTCGCACGCGCGGTTCGCGGCCATACGTGCCGCACGCGCCGCGCGTTCCGCTTCCGCCCGCTCGGCGCCCTCTTGGCGGCGACGCGTCTCGGCGAGCGCTTCCTCGCTCAGCGGCGCACCGTTCCACTGAAATCGCTCCGTGCCCGGATCGTCGCCGGAGAAGTGACCGAACGTGCCCGTATAGCCGATCACCGCCCCCTTGCTGACGACCTCGCGCAACTGATACCAGTACTTCTTGCGCGGGCCGTAGCGATGATGCTTGCCATCCGCGACCGGATGGCCGGACGGCAGTTCCGGATGATCGGCGTTACGGAGCTGCTGAACGATTTGATCGAGCGTCGACATAATGAATATTCACCTCTTGAAAGCAGTCCCTCGCGCGCGCGAATCCGAACGCACGGCGAGGGGAAAGAAATGGGGGAAAGATGCGATGCAGCGAACGCAAAGCAACTTGGGTCGCGTCGCTACAGTGTCTTGAGCAGCGCTTGCAACTGGCGCAGCTTGTCGGCCTCGCGCCCGTTCGCCGCCTGCTGCTCCTCGATCACGAGCGCGGCGGTTTCGATCTCGACGGCGATCTCGCGTATCGATTCCACGGTCGCTGTCAGACGGTTCGCGATGCCCGACAGCAAATCAATCGGCGATGCACTACTGTCGCGCTTGCCCGGCGCTTCACTCACGAGCGCGCGAGTGTCCGGTTCCTCCTCATCGCCCGTATCGGCCGAGGCGCACGACGTCGTGAGCCGGACGCGTCGAAATTCGCCACGCGTCACCTCGCGGACGAGCCCGGCATCTCTCAACCGCGCAAGGCAGTTGTCCGCCGTTCGCGAATCGATTTGCGCCTTGGTCGTGGCTTTCACCTGCGCCACGATCTGCTTGGTCGTCCACGATTCTTGAATCGGCACGAACTCGAAGACCTTCTGCGCGACGGACGGCATACCGCGCAGAATGGATTGCTGGCGGCCGGGGTTCAAGCCTGCCCCCGCCGCTTTGAGACCGTCGAAATACCCTTTTGCATAAACCCTCCTGTATGCGTTGTGATCCTTTTCCACCGCTGTCTCCCGTCCGTCACCGCGCGTCGGATACGTACATGCCGGCCAGTTCAGCCATGCGACGATCGTGCGCCAACTGATGCGAGTAGTTCCGCCAACGCGCCCGCCCAGCGATGTAGATCTGTTGCCCGAACGGCGAGAGCCGGTAGCGGGATGCTCGGCGACGCAAGCCGCCGCTTGTTTCGCTCGTATTCAATTCGCACCTCCAGTAATCCGTTTGGCACGCAGGCGATGCCATTCGGCTGACATCAATTCATCGAACATCGCGAGATCCGCCGCACTGAGACGGCCCAGGATTTGATTGCGGAACGCGTGGCGCTCGCCCTTCGTCGGCAGTGCCGCGCAGGACAACGCGGCGCGTTCGATGAACAGCGCAACGCGATCGGGGAAAGTCGAGATCAGGGAGACGAACAACCGGCCGGCCTGCTCCGGAGCGACTTCGATCCGGTACGCGAGCGCAGCAATGCCGCATGCGAGCTGATACGGGCGTTCGCAACACAACTGCACCTGCTCGCGCGCAACGCGGCAGCAACCCATGCCGGGCATGAATCGCTGCATGTCAGCGACGCCGGCGGGCAGCGAGGTTACGGGCGGCATGGATCAGCCGCTGGAACAGGCGCTGCCCCTTGCGGCCGGTCGCGATGATCTGCTCGGCTTCGCGATCGTCGATGCGCTGATCTTCGAGCGCGCGCGTCACGTCGTCGGCGACCTTCCCCACATGTGCCTGCAAGTGGAGCGTCGTCGTCACGAGATGCATCGCGCCCGGCTCGTGGCCATCGGTTGCGTGGTGGTGATCATCGACACGCTCGGCGACAAGCCCGAAACGAGCGTTGAGCGCATGCAATGCATCGAGCGCGTGCGCCTCGGCTTCGCTCTTCTCCTGCATCCACTCGATCAGCAACTCGAACATCTCCATCGAGAGGCGGCTATCGCCGACGCCGCGCAGGCGCAGACGAAGCGACTCCGGCGTGATGCCTTTGCCTCGGCGGTTCGTCAGGTGATTGGCGGCGTCGGCTACGCCGCCGGGCGTGTTGCGCACGGACGTATAGAGCACGTCCAGCCATTCGGTGCTGTCGTATCTGCAGGTCATTGAACTATTGGTGGTCGGTCGTTTTCAATCTTTTGCTGCTCGAGGGGGAGGCGTACGATTCGCTCTGTCCCGCGAGGGGCCTATCGGCTCACTCGGCGGCGGAACTGTAGGAACGCTGTCCAGCGCACCGCTTTCCAAGGCAGTCGAGAAGCGCCTGAACGGTCGAGACGCGAGGGTCGGAGACGACCCGTCCACCAATCTTCGCGAGGGTTTGATACGGCACGCCGCTTTGCTTCGCAATTGCCGGCCAATCGCCCTTTGCCGCGTCGAGATGCCGCAGCACGGCAGTAAGAATCGGCTCGCTTCCGGTCTCCATAACGCCCCCAATCACAATGGCCAGCCGCGAGTTTATCCATTTAAGGAATTTCATTCAACTGACGCGCAAGGCAAACCATCCGCCAATGGGTATCCAAATTCGGCAAGATGTCGGCATGAAAACGCCGCCCACGAAGTCATCGCTTCGGATGATCTTGGCCCGCAAGCTGCGGTGGTACATGGATCACTACCCGCACGTGGACAAGCAAGAAAAGGTCGCCAAGCGCGCCGGAATTTCCCAAAGCTCGGTCAATCGAGTCCTGTCCGGGAAGGTAGACACGCAGATGCGCGTGGTGGAATCTCTCGCTAACGCGATCGGCATATCCCCTACCGATCTGCTGATCGACGACGCGAACGATGCATCGGTAATTCACTACGATCGCGTCCGCTACGCCCAACTCCCGGAGACGGAGAAGAAGGCAATCGAGCGATATATCGAGTTTGTTCTGAGTCAGACCACCGCCACAACCACCGAGGAAGACGGGTCGACGACCATCGAAGAAGTTATTCCGGCCACGCCGGGATCGAAGAGGCGCGCGTCAGCCGCCGCTCAACGCCCATTATCGAACGAATTGTTGAGCGATGAACAAAACCACAAAACCCGCATCCGAGGGACCAAAACGCGAAACCGATAACGTCTACGAACTGCCCACGATACGAAGACGAACTCGGCAGGCTGCCATCCGCGCGTTTCTGCACGATTTGGTAGCGCGCCACGATCGATCGCCCGCAGTGGCCGCCGCTGCCGTGCTTCTACGCGAGGACGGCACAATCGCCATCTCCGCCAAAGGCGTAGACGCCGATACCGCAGAAGACGTTTTGGCCGGCGCACATCAATTGGCTGAGCGCATCGAATACGCGCGGAATCAGCGTTCACACCGGCTCGCCCGCCAACGCGGAACCGCCAGCATCCTCGCAACCGCGACGATCGGAATTGCAGCCGCAGCATACCTAAACACCTCAGCGTGGCTTGATGCGGCGCTAGTCCTTACCTGCCACGCCGCAACCCTGCTGCTGACCCCACGAAACTCCCGATAACGCGCCCCCGCCTAACCCGGCGGGGATTATTCTGGGAGCATTTATCCATTTATGGATTGACAGGGCATTTTCCATTAATGGATACTCCGGCTGTCGCGTCACATGACGCTCAACCGGAGATTTACCCCATGAAGCCGACCGATCTTCACGCTGAGGCCCGCCGGAACTGGCTCCGCGACGAGCAAGCCCCGCGCGTTACGCCCTCCGAACCCGCACGCCAAAGCAACTTGGAAAAGTCATTGCTGTTCAAGTGCGTCTTTGCCGCCGCCACCCTGATCATCGCGGCGAACGTGCTGGATAACGGCCCCGTCGCCGACAAGCCCGCCACCTTTCACGCCAACGTCTGACGCTCACGCGCCGAGGACGGCTTGCGCGCTCGGCGTAAAGGAGATGAAGCCATGCACAGAATCAACGCTGCACAGCACGCGGGCATCCCGCGCCGGGACACGCTGTCGCCCCGGACCGTCGCCCGTTACGAACGCGATCGCCAGCTTCCGACGTCGCCGATCCTCGTCGGCAAGCATGTCGTCATGCGCCGGCCACTCGTGGACGGCGTCTATATCGAGTACCTGATCATGGACGGCAACACCATTGCCGCGAAGCAGATCTCGATTCCAGACGAACCCACGTGTGCGGACGCGATCAAGCGCCTTCGCGCCGCGACACACGCCGAGCCGGAAAAGCACTCCCGCCCGCAGAAGCCGCGCGCGTTCAGGGTCAGGGAGGCATCGTGATCGACAACGCCCTCCCGAACGCGGCTCCGCGCCGACTCAATCCATACGTCGACCTCACGCCTGCTCAACGGGCCGACTTGACGGCTCGAATCCTGACCGTGTTCAGGCACGCCACGCACGCGATGACGTCCGACGAGGTGTGCACGACCCATTTCGCCGACATGCCGGGCGCGGCTGCGCAATGCATCGACAAGCTCGCGCGGGGCGGATGGCTGCGCCGCCAACCGCGCCCGCACGACCTGCGTTTCCTGTACTGGCTGACGGGATCGGACGCGGCCCCGCCGCTGTCGGTGCCCTGCAAGCAGGCGGACGGCACCTATTCGAACGATGCCGGCAGCGCACTCGCGCCTCGACATGCGTCGCGATCCGCCGTGCCCGCCGGATCCGCGCACACGCGCCCCGAACTCCACACGATCGTCACGCGAAACGCGGAACGTCACGTCGCCGTCTCGTTCCCGCATCTCCGCTCGCTTGAGATTTCCGTCGACTCGCTGCTTGGGTCGGATACCCGCACGTTGCGATTCCTGCGCCTGTTCCGCCAGAGCATCGACCTCGAAGTGTCGCGACTCGAACTGATGATCCAGAACCGGAGGACCGCGTGAAGCGCATGACGACCTACAAGCATCCGACGTCGTATAACGAGATCGTCGCTCACGCGAATGCCATTCATGCGCGTCGTCTCGCTCAACTCAAGAAGGCCGAGAAGCACATCCGAGCGATCGAGCGCGACCTTGCGTTGGTCGCTGAAACCGGCGTTTACATTGCCGTTGACGGCTACTCGATGTACCTCGAAGACTGCCGCGCACCCGACGAATACCGCTACAGCGGCCGGGCAAAATGGGCGCTCCGAGTTCGCGCGGGGATTTTCAACGCGACGGCCGATCGCGCCATCCGCGCGTTTCTCGCGCTCGGCTGGATCGTCGAGCGCATTGATATCGCTCCGAATTGCTCGAATCTCCTGCTTCGGCGACCGAAAACGCAGTCGCGCCTGATCCTCGACTGCTCAATGGAACTCGCTCACAGTCTCCGACCGCAGGAGGCCGGGTAATGGACGCCCGCACCCAACCGCTCGCGCTCGTCGAGCCGATCGTCACCGGCAATGCGAAGGCCGCCGCTGCCGCGGCGGGCGCGACGTCGGCGGATCTCTGGATGGTGCCGTACGAACAGCTCCACTACGATCCACGCGACAACGTGCGCCCCGTCGATCAACAGTGGGTGTCGCACCTCACCGCGCTGATGATCGCCAACGGCTACGACAAGAGTCAGCCGCTCCATTGCTACGTCCGGAAAGTCGACGGAAAGGACCTGATCTACGTCTACAAGGGGCAACACCGCTACCTCTCCGCTGGCAACGCAATCCGTGCGGGAAAGGACCTCGGCAAGATCCCGGTCGTCGTGCGCGATGCGAAGACGGTTGAACGCGCCGAGATGGTGATCGACGGCTACGTTAGCAACGAAAGCAAGCGCGCGTCTCCGCTCGACCTCGCGACGGTCGTCGCGGAACTGCGCGACGTACATGGCCTCGACACGAAAACGATCTGCAAGCGCCTGAATGTTACGGATCAAACCATTCGCGACGTCGGCCTGCTCGAGCAGGCACCTGCGGAGATTCACCAGTTTGTCCGCGACGGCTCCATCTCCGGCACGCTCGTGATCGAACAGATACGACGGTACGGCGCGGAACGGACGCTGGAGCGGATCGTCTCGAGCCTGTCGAAAGCGAAAGACGCGGGCAAGACGAAGGTCACGAAAAAGCATCTCCACACGGCGTCGCCCAAGAGCGTCGCGGCAATGGCCGCCGCCGAGCCTCAACGGAAGATTGGCGAGCAACATGCAAAGCAACTTTTGCAAGCGCTGCAAAGCGTGTTGCACGATCCGGGCTTCGGCAAGTTGTCGCCGGGCACGATCGCAGGCGTACATCGCGCGTTGACGGGCTTCGAAGACCTGCTCGATGCCGTGCCGACGCGTCGGCCGAAGTATCCGATCGCCAAGGCAAACGAGCATGGCGTGTATGAGCCATCGGAAATCCTGTCCGCGCCCATCTCGAAGCGCACCGGGCGCGCGTCCGTCGAGATTCGGCTCGCGCAGATCGCAGAGGGCGATTGGGAGTTCGGTTTCTCGTACGCCTTCAACAGCGCGGGCGGATCGTCGCCATGCAAGCGCATCGACGGCGAATCCCCCGGCCGGTACAGGACGCGCGTCGAAGCGATCCGGGCTGCGGTTCAGGTGCTCACCCGCACCCTCGAAAGCACTAGCGCTTCGAAGGCGAAGGAAATGGCAGGCGTTCGGCGGTGGCTCGACAAGCTGTTCACGATGCCCGACCCCGACTGGACGCCCGAAATGGCGCGGGAGGCAGCCCAATGACCCCGCGCCCGGCCCTTTCTACCCCACGTCCGCTGCCGCGAAAGCGGGAACGCGCGAACAAGCGCCCGGCTATCACACTGGCGAGCGTCGACGGCAATGCGGTTTCAAAGCGTGCGCGCGGGCTCGCGCCCGCAAAGGCAATCCAGAAGAACGACACGCCGCGTGCGCGGCGAAAAGCAATCCAGAGAAACGAAGCCCCTGCGGATGCCCGCAGGGGCATGCACGCACGCCTCGACGCGCTTTGCATCGAGATCCGCGCCCTTGTGAGCGACGTCTCGCACTCGGCCGACATCGTACTGCTCGACCTGATGGCCGACGATGCCGGCAGCTACTCACGGCACAGAGCGGCGCAGGACGCCCGCACGTGGGCCGCAGCCGCCGGCGTCACGCTCGAAACGGGTTTGATGCAGCTCGGCCGGGCGATACCACACGAACAGAATTGAGGATGACCATGAACGACGAACAGAACACCGCACCGAACTGGTTGCAGGAAGGCGATCTGCTCTATCGCCTCACGATCGACACGCATCGGCAAAACCATGACGAGATCTATGTCACGCTGGCCGAAGGATCGCGCGACATACGCGCGCGAGCTGCGCGCGCGGCCGAGCTTCGAGAAGCTCTGAAGGGACTCGGATCCAATGGGCTCCCCGATGGCACCTCGGCCGAAGCGCTCACGAAGCTCAGAAGGCTCATTGCGGCCGATGGATATGCTGTCTCGTTTCAGACGATGCAGCAGTATCGATGCGCGCTGCTACAGGCGATCGACGACACGAGTCCCGTTCGCTCGGCCCCGAGCGCGATGACGCAAGAACAGTACGCGGCGATCGAGTTTGCGCTTGGCGCATGCGCCGGACATCCGGCCGGCGAACAGCATGTGGCTGCATTGGAGCCACTACTCAGCATCGGCGATGGCTCGCGCGTGGCAAGCACAGAGTCGATGGAGCAACTGCGATGAATGAACAAGCTAACTTTGAGATCTCGGCCATCAGCTATAAGGGGCTGAGCGTTACGATCGCTTCGGGCGAGCCTGCAACGCTGGCCGTCATCGATAAAGACGGAAATATTGTCGAAGCCGGGCCAGAGGTCGCTCGCGCGGCGTGGGATGTCGCAATTCGTTCATACCGGAATTTTCTAATGGGAACGGGCCACCTGCACGTTCTCTCGAAACCCACTCCGGAATCGCGAAATTGATGGACAGCGCCCTTGCGGCGCTGTTTTTCTATGCCAACTACCATCCTAGCAGTTCGTGACCCGCTCGAATCGACCCGTTGTAGTCTTTCGCCTTTCGTTGAGCAGTGTCGGCTTTGCAGCGTTTCCCGTCCTTCGACATTGCGCGTCGAAGGTCTGGAA